TAGCATCTTGCAATACATTAGCGCCGCCTACTGCTCCTGCTCCTAACGTGGTGTCTCCATCACGATCAAAGGGAACAGCCTGAGTTGTGGCGATAAAACGAATTCCATTGTAGGAACCCATTTCATATTCCATGATTGCACCAGTATCGGCGTACTTTTCCACGGGAACAAAGCCAATAATGTCTTCCAGATCTTGTCGTAGATTCGGATGACAGATGGCAATGTAGCCAGCGCGGATTGGCTGAGTCTCTTGACCTGGAGAAGCAGAGAGCATCTCGGTCATTTTGACTGCATCATTGTTTTCTAGAAAACGAATGGCAGCGTCGAACTCTACTCCTGTATTAGTTAGCGTAGTGTTGACTGCACTTCGAGCAGCACCATTGGTAAAGATCACATTGCTTGGAGAACGGAAATGCTTATACGCCAGCATGTCCATTGTTTCGGCAGCTTGAATCGCTTGTCTCTCGGTAATAATTGAGACATATGGATCTTGGCCGAGAAGCTCCATGAGATCAGTTACTGGCGTGTAGCGCCCGTATTGTCTCACAGTATGTGAAATTACTTCTGATTCTAGCGTGTCGAAATCAGGAGTTACACCTTCACCTAGCGGCGTAGTATTAATCGGGAACTTCTTGTAGCGTCGGTGTCGAATGACATTGCCTTCGTTGGTTCCCTTGCTGTCCTTTTGCGCAAACCTAGCAAATGTCAGGTTCTTTTTTGCAATCGGCAGCATCTTGGATTGAATCGTTAATGCGTCTTCCTGCGACAAATCTCCGTAAAGAGATCCGGCAGTGGTCGCAAAACTATTTGCTGTAATCGCCATGATTAGCTCCTATTCTCACTAATTAGCTTATTCCAAAAAGCTTGCTTGTCTTCTTCCGTTTGAATCCCTCTGACCTCACGATTGCGAACAATCGGGCGAGAAGGAATGGAATGACTCGCTGCTTTTCGTTTTGGATTTTCTGGTAGTGGTTCGGGCTTTGGCTCCACGGCTGCTTGAGGTCGAATCCCCTTGTCTGGATAGTCAAACAAGAAAGAACGGACTAGATCCACAAAGCTAGCGGGGTTATCAAAGTCCAACACAACATTCTTGCGGTGCTTATTGCTCAGCACCCACTGCGCAAACACCGGATCATCAAGATCTAGCTGCGCTGAGTTGGTAATTCCTAGCTGAGAATTGGCTGCCTGATGTCTTTCATTCAACCTTTGTTGCACATGCCGCTCATGGTTCGACTTGCGTAGCGTCTGAATGTCCTGCTCAAACTCTTTGTTTGCGCTAGACAGACGATGCTTGATGAGAGCGTCAATTCCTTTGAACAGTTCGGGAAATGTGGTGACTTCTTCACGCACATTGTCCGGTAGCGAGTCTAGAATATCTTGAAACACTTCATTTGCTTGCGCCTGATTCACCTTGGTCGCTGGAGGATCAGGAGTTTTTGCTGCAGTGCTAAGCTGTTCTACGCTTTTTGCTAGGGAATCAACACGATCTCGTAATTCTTTGTTCTCTTCCTTGAGCGTGGCAATAAAATCTTGGGAATCTCTAAACCGCTTTACTAGCGCTGGGTCATTTACTAGTGGGTCTGCTGGTTTTTTTGTTTCCGCTGCTGGTTTCTCAGGCTCCTCAACAGGAGTTGCCTCTATCTCTTTAACTTCTGGCTCCGAGTCAGTTGGAACCTCTTGTTTTTTGGCATCTGGATCTAGAATTTTTGCCCAGATTTCTTCTTTCGACAGTTCGGCAGGGGTTTCCTGCACAGTTTCCTCCGACAAAGCCGGATTCTGGTCAAGTACTTCGCTCATAAAGCTCTAGTTAGGAGTTTCGTTCGGGGTACTCCAGCAATTCACGGAACGCTTGAAGCTTGCCGACTCGTAAATTATGCTCCGACAGCCTGTCCTGGGTCACGGGGTGGGCTAGTCGGGCCGTTTCCTGCAACATTCGTTGCTGCAAATACTCTTTGAGGTGCATCCACAGCTTTCCTCGACATAGGACTTGGAGTTCGTCCCTCGACAGGGGTGTCTGCGGCTGGAATTGTTCGTTCATTTTGTTGCTGTTGTTCTAGTTGGGCTTGCGCCATCATGCGTTGCTGCTGAAGCTGTAACAATTCTTCCTTCAACATCACACTTAGCTCGCTAAAATCACCGATTTGACCTGGATCACCCCCTTTCTCCAGCAGCGCCATTACTCTTTTGATTTCTAGCTCGCGTCTTTGCTCTCCGATAGAGAGTCTTTCGTCTAGCGCGGCCTTCAATTTCATCTGTTGCTGCTCGATTTGAGCTTCCAGCCCCTTGACCTTGGCTTCCATCTCCAGTTTTTGCTGCATTGCCATCTGTTGAGCTTGCTGTGCTTGCTGAACTTCTTCGGGACTCTTGAGCATTTCGTCTGGATCTAGGGAAAATGCTCGCAGCATTGGCTTTGCAAAGCGGTCAATCTTCATCATTCCGGCTAAATCCGGCACATTCATCACAATTTGCAGAAATTGCAGCATCTGCTGATTGTGTATTTCTTCGGCAACAAACCTTTCATAGCCTGTGCAGATGGCTTCGGCGTCACAATGCAGGTTTGGATCGTCGGAATCGACCAGCAACCAGCGGTAGATACCATCAATGGCTCCTTGCAAAATGCTAGAAACAGATTGAACTACGCTAGCTGTTTGTTTTTGGCTGGCCGTGTTCAAGATCGACATGCCTGTAGCCGTCTTTGTCTGGTACGGAGCCGATTGCCCCATGCCAATGGGCGACTGACCGGAAGACAAATTGGCTTCTCGTTGTAAGAACTGCATCATTTCCATGATGCCGTGGGTCACATCAGGAATAATGATGGGCCGAAACGCAGTGCTAATGTCTGTACCTGGAGCAAATTCTAAAATTCCACCTGGCTCCAGGTTCTGAATATCGGTTCCGTGCTGTAACTGGCTGGGGTCAACGGCAATCTGTGGAGCAGACGCGAGTTGTTTGCCTTCGACATACATTGCCATCGCAAAGTTTAACAATGACTGTATATCTCGGATTGCCCAGAAAATTCCATCTCCCCAGATGGAGTGCGGGACTTGCTGCCAATAGCCAAAGTGGTAGGGCAACATTCCGTCATAAGGAGAAATCGTTGCCTTAATGGTTCTGTCTCCCAGCACATGAATGCACACGGGAATTAGATTCAGATTGCCAAACTCACGGGTGTCCATGAATCCGGTCACATCGTCAGCGTCCAGCATTCCCCAGAATTCTAGAAGCTCATACTCCTTTTCTTCTTCGCCATAACTCTCCTGATGCGGATTCAATGGCTTTGATATTTCTGTTCCGGTGGAGTAGACACGACGATCTAAAACATCGCTGACTGCTTCTGGGTCATATCCTGCGTCTTCTGTCAGTAACTGACGAACTTGTACGGAAGAGAGTTGACGACGCTCGATCAGGTAGCTCAAGTCGTTGACGTTCTCTGCCTCTGGACTAGGATACAAATCGAAGATGCTGACGAATTTGGCTGCCGGAATTAATTCTTGTTCAATGGCAGATTCTATACGCTGCAAGCGATTAGCGTAGCGCCCCTTGTAAACAGGATAGTTTCTTCGCTGCAACACAGGAGATTTCATCACGCCTGTACCGTGAAGAATTAGCTCATGAATTGCCTTGCTGATCTCGGTTGTAAAACGTGTCTTGTCGAGAATGTCACGAATTCGATCTTCGATATTGGCAGCGCGATCCGCTAGGATTTCATCCAGCGGTAGCTCCTTGCGTAGCTCATTAATATATTGTTGCCGCTCACGGTCTGACATCTCTGCCATGCCCTGCGCAAACTGGTGGACATCACTGGGAACAAAACGCGGATAGCGAGAAGGCTGAATCGTAAACGGAATCTCGCCGTTCTTGAACAGCATCGCGTTGATCTTGATGTGAGCGTTGCTGACTTCGCGTCGAGTTAGCGCAACAAAAGGAGGGCGAGGACTTGGCGTTTCCGACGCATACGGCACTTGTTCAAAGACACCGTTAAACGCATCTTCGCCTGGAAGCCAACGCTCTGATTCAATGTTCTGACGGTAGTCTTGAGCTTTCTCAAACTTACCGCGAACTAAAGTAGCGAGATTATCACTACTTACTGTTTGTGACTCAGTGTTTTCGTAGTCTTCGACCATTTAGCTAGATCGGGTGTAACGTGTCTGAAAAGAGTGCGCCGACTAACAGGCTTAGCGTCGGCTAGCGGAAAACTTCGGTGCGGGTGCTTTGCTAAGCCCCACGACGCTAGCGCTAGCGCCATTACACAATCATCGTGTGCGCCGTAATTAGCGGCTTCTTTACCGTTAGAGAGTACCACAAAAGTCATTAGCTCGTCAACTAGCTTCGGCGATTTAATTAGCAAATCTTCGTTTCTTAGCATTTCTCTTAGCGTATCAATCAATTGTGGCCGAGAGCGCATGGTTGTCAGGAATCCTACACGCTTTGTGCGCTTGGTGGTTTTTTCATCCTGCTTGATTTCCGTAAACAAGTTGGTGTAGTTGTGCTTGTCCAATAAGGCTCTTAGCGTGACCAGCCCATGATTATTGCGCTCTACTATTAGCATCGCACCGTTGTAGTACTGAGCTAGCGTAGTTAGCTTC